GATGGCTCATGTATGTTTGTTTCCAGAATTAACAAACGGTGGACCAATTTATGGTTTTGATATCATTGCAGGTAAAAACAAAGTTACTGGTGCATTTCACGACTTTAGTCCTTTATTAAAAAAAGAACACCCATTAACACAATGGTTTATAGAAGAAAATAAATGGTTTAAACCGAGTAAAGAGAGAGAGTTACCAGATTGGGCAAAAGCAATCTTTAGTGGTGGTATGGTGGCTGCAGGTAATGTGACTGAGGAAAAAGAATTAAATCAGATATGTACAATGGCTACATCAAATCTAGCAAACTATATTGATAAAATTAGAACACATGATGGTGAATCTAACAGAGAAGATGTGATAAAAGCACAAAATTACTACTGTGAACACCAACAAATGAACCCTCATACACCAAGAGTTATGCAATCACTTGGTTTACCTGAAAAAGATATTAAATTGTTTTGCCAAGACAATCTCTTCCCTAAGATATAATAATTCTTATAAATATACCAGAAAAGGTAAACAATTATGGCCATACCAGCAACAAGAGAAAATTTAAAACAGTATGCTTTAAGAGCTTTAGGTAAGCCTGTCATTGAGATAAATGCAGATGACGACCAACTAGAAGATAGATTGGATGAGGCATTACAGTATTTCGCACAGTACCACTATGATGGTATTCAAAGAGCATATTTAAAGTATCAATATACACAAGCAGATAAAACAAGAATGACGGCTGATTCTTCCGAGTCAATCACAAAAAATTCAGTTACTACAACATGGAAAGAGGGTAATAACTTTATAGTTGTTCCAGAAAGTGTTATATCAGTAATCAATATATTTCCGTTTTCAAACAAAGGTAGTATGAATTTATTTGATGTTAGATATCAAATGAGATTAAATGACCTGTATGATTTTTCATCAACAGCAGTTGTTAACTACGATATTGTTATGCGACACTTAGACTTCTTAGACCACATTTTAGTAGGTGAAAAACCAATAAGATTTAATCAACACGATAACAGACTATACATTGACATGGACTGGACAAATGATTTGATGGTCGGTGAATACATAGTAATAGAATGTTATAGAAAAATGGACCCTACGGTACACACAGATGTATATAATGACATATTCTTAAAAAGATATGTTACAGCATTATTTAAAAAACAATGGGGAGCTAACCTATCTAAGTTTGATGGTGTGGCAATGATTGGCGGAGTTACATTAAATGGAAGACAAATTTATTCCGAGGCACTATCTGATATCGAAAAATTAGAACAAGAGATTAGAAGTACCTTTGAATTAAATCCGGCAATGATGATTGGATAAAAAATCATGGCAGTAAATCACTATTTTCAAGGCGGCAGAGGTATCGGTAATGACTCTGAAAAGAGATTACATGAAGATATCATAATTGAGAGTCTAAAGATTTTTGGACAGGATATTTACTATCTACCTCGTACACTTGTTAATAGAGATTTAGTTTTAGGAGAAGATACATCAAGTAGATTTGACGACTCATATCTATTAGAAATGTACTTTGAAACAACTGAAGGATTTGCTGGTGAAAATGAAATCATCAATAAGTTTGGATTAGAAATCAGAGATGATACTACTTTAGTTTTATCTAAGAGAAGATTTGAGGACCATGTTGCAAGTAAGGCCACATTAACTGCTTCAGGAAGACCAAATGAGGGTGATATAGTTTTTGTACCTTTATTAAACTCTTACTTTGAAATTCAATTTGTAGAAGACCAAGAACCTTTTTATCAACTTGGTAACTTACCTGTTTACAAATTAAAAGTAACTCGTTGGGAATATGCTAGTGAACAAATTAATACTGGTAATGAATTACTTGACCAAGTAGAAGACAAATATACACTAGACCAATTGCAACACAAGTTAACATTAGAGTATGGTCAAGAAGTTTTAACAGGTGCAGGTTCAATTGTGTTAGAAGATTATCACGATTACTCTACAGGTCAACCAGCATTATTAATGCAAGAAACATATGTAGCTACAAATATACAGACACAATCGCCATATGCAAGTAACTTAGACTTAAATACCGAAGCAGGTTATGACACAGTTAGTATAGCAGATGATATACTTGACTTTACAGAAAGAAACCCATTTGGGGAGGTGGATGAATAATGTTCGGAACTCATTTTTATAACGAAGGATTAAGAAAGTTAACTATTGCATTTGGTCAAATATTTAACAATGTAATAATTCAAAACACTAGTAGTACAGGTGCAATCACTAAAAGATTAAGAGTGCCATTAGCATATGCACCAAAAGAAAAGTTTTTAGTTAGACTAGAACAACAAGCTAATCTACAATCAGATAGAGAAGTTGCTGTTACATTACCTAGAATGGGATTTGAGATTACAGGTCTACAGTATGACGCCACTAGAAAATTAAATAAAATGCAAAAGACTATCAGAGTAAAATCTGGTGAAGATGGTAAAGTGCAAAACTATAATTATGCACCGGTGCCATACAATATTAGTTTTAATTTATATTCTTTTACTGCTACTGCTGAGAATGGCCTACAAATTATAGAACAAATTTTACCATATTTTCAACCAGAATACACAGTTACAATGAATGTTATTCCTGAGTTAGATATCAAAAGAGATATCCCAATTATTTTAAATAGTGTGAACTATGAAGATACATATAATGGAGAGTTTACACAAAGAAGAGCTGTAATTTACACATTAAGTTTTACAGCAAAAACATATCTATATGGACCAATGAGTAAACAAGGTGTTATTAAAACAGTACAATCAGACCTTGGTTCAGATACGGATAGTCCTTTAACAAGAGAAGAAAGAATTGTAATTACGCCTAATCCTACAACTGCTGACGCAGATGATGATTTTGGTTTTACAACAACAATATCAAGTTTCAATGATGGTAAACGATATAACCCTACGAGTGGAAGTGATACATAATGAGTAAGTTAGAAGATAATGTAAATGAAATTTTAGGTATAGAAAAGAAAGAAGAAAAGTTTTCTATGACTGAGTTTGAACAACCAGCACCTGTACCTAGAAAGATAGATGAAAGTAAAGATGACATTGATAATGATTATGTAAATAGTAGAGATAACTATTACAATCTTATTGATAAAGGTAATGAAGCTATTGAAGGTATACTAGAGATTGCAAAAGAAGGACAACACCCTAGAGCTTATGAGGTTGCAGGTCAGTTGATTACTACAGTTGCAGGAACAGTAGATAAGTTACAAGACTTACAAAAAAAATTAAAAGACTTAAAAGAATTACCTAAGACAGCAAATACAAATATTAAAAATGCTTTGTTTGTAGGTTCTACCAATGAACTACAAAAAATGTTAAATAGGAAAGATGATGAAGTTATTGAAGGCACAACAACAAACACCGAACAAGATAATTCTTGAAATAGATAAGATACATTATATCAAATCAATGACACCGTTACCAGAGTTATTAAACGGTGAAGCATTACAAAACCCTATAGAAGTTAGAAAGTATAGTGTATCAGAAACACCTAGAAAAGGTGTGGGTGGTAAAACTTATGCAGAAAAAGAATATTCAGTTTTCAGAGGCAGTCAAAGAGTACAGGCAGCCATTAGAATGGGTTACACCCATATTGAAGGAGTTATATTAGATGAGTGACGCTTATTTAGGAAATCCGAATCTCAAAAAGGTTAACACACCTGTTGAGTTTACTAAAGAACAAATTTTAGAATATCAAAAGTGTGCTGGTGACCCTATCTATTTTATGACCAACTACATTCGTATTGTGTCATTAGATGAGGGACTAGTGCCTTTTAAAATGTATGACTTTCAAAAACATATCGTAAGGACAATCCATGACAACCGTTTCACAATTTGCAAACTACCTAGGCAGTCGGGTAAATCTACCACTACTGTATCATATCTATTACATTATGCCTTATTTAATCCTAACTCTAATATTGCTATTCTAGCAAACAAATCATCTACTGCTAGAGATATCTTAGGTAGAGTGCAACTTGCTTATGAAAATCTACCAAAGTGGATGCAACAAGGAGTTATTAACTGGAACAAAGGTAACATTGAATTAGAAAACAAGTCGGTCATTGTGGCGGCTGCAACATCTTCAAGTGCCATTCGAGGTGGTTCTTATAACATTATTTTCCTTGATGAGTTTGCTTTCGTACCTGCTAATATTGCCGAGCAATTCTTTAGTGCTGTATATCCTACAATTTCATCTGGACAAAAAACAAAAATGATTATCGTATCTACTCCATACGGTATGAATCAGTTTTATAAATTATGGACAGACGCAGAGAATAAAAGAAATGACTATGTACCAATTGAAGTGCATTGGTCGGAGGTGCCAGGTAGAGATGAAGCCTGGAAAGAAGCAACAATAAGAAACACCTCACCTGAGCAGTTTCAACAAGAGTTTGAATGTGAATTTTTAGGTTCTGTAAACACACTTATTAATCCTTCTAAAATTAAAACACTTGCATACATGGACCCTATTCAGTCAAATGCTGGATTAGATGTATATGAAGACCCTAAGAAAGGTAATACATATGTTTGTACAGTTGATGTCGCCAGAGGGGTATCAAAAGATTATTCAGCATTTATAATATTAGATGTGACACAAATGCCATTTAGAATTGTTGCAAAGTTTCGTAACAATGAAATTAGACCATTACTATTTCCACATACAATTGACCAGGTGTGTAAAGCATTTAATCATGCACATGTATTGGTAGAAACAAACGATTTAGGTCAACAGATTGCAGAAGCTCTACAGTTTGAATTAGAGTATGATAATTTGTTGATGACAACACAAAGAGGAAGAGCGGGTCAGATTTTGGGAGCTGGCTTTAGTGGGAGAGGTTCGGGATTTGGTGTTAAGATGACTAAACAAATTAAAAAAATTGGTTGTGCTAACATCAAAACCCTTATCGAAAGTGATAAGGTAATAATACAAGACTTCAATATTATCGAAGAAATGTCTACTTTTATTAGAAAAGGTCAAAGTTGGCAAGCAGATGATGGTGCTAATGATGACTTAATGATGTGTTTAGTTATATTTGGTTGGTTATCTAATCAACCTTTCTTTAAAGAGATGACAGATACTAACGCAAGACAAATGTTATATGATGAACAAGAACATTTAATTGAACAGGATATGGCACCTTTTGGCTTTGTAGATGACGGAACACCAGACCATGAGAAATCGGAAGTAGATGAATATGGTACAGTATGGCATCCAGTTGTACATAAGGGTAGTTAGTCAAGTTTTTACTTATTATAAATATCAGTAAGGTTGACATTTTGATATGGGCATAAGAAAACTTATGAGTATTGAATATTTTAAAAGATTAATCTAATTAAAGGAGAGACCTAAATGGCATTTCAAGTATCACCAGGTGTTCTCGTACAGGAAAAAGACCTTACTAGAATTATACCAGCTGTTTCGACTTCTATTGGCGCTGTTGCTTTTCAAGCAACAAAAGGACCTTTAGACGAAGTAGTTAGTATTTCTAGCGAACAAGAATTAGTAAGTACATTCGGTAAACCTAACTCAACTACATTTGAGGGATTTTTTACCGCTGCTAACTTTCTAGCATATTCGAATTCGTTAAGAGTTGTCCGTGTACAGAATACATCTGTATCAAATGCTACCGAAAGCGGTAGTGCATTTGTAATAAAAAATACGACTGATTACCAAGACAATTACGCTGATGGTTCTGCTTCTGTAGGATTATGGGCAGCAAGAACAGCCGGTGCATGGGGAAACAATCTACAGATTGCTACTTGTCCATCTGCTACTGCTTATGAAGAACTAGCAAAAACAACTGTTGCTGACGCCGCTATGGCTGTTGGTGATACTGTTGTTACTGTTACTTCAGCTACAGGCATTACAGCAGGCGACATTGTTAACTTCGGTGACAACTACGAATATAGAGTTGTTAGTATATCAACTAACGATTTAAGTATTGTAAGAAAAGACGAACCACAATATTTCGGAACTTCCGATTCTTCAGGTTTACATGCAGTACCAACTAATGGTGCAAATGTAAGAAGAAGATGGAAACATTACGATTTATTTGACAAAGCACCAGGTACATCACCATATGCATTAGCAAACGGTGGAGTAAATGATGAACTGCATATTGCAGTAATTGACGAAGATGGTGGAATTTCAGGAATCAAGGGCGAAGTTTTAGAAACTTTTGGTGGACTATCAAAAGCTTCTGACGCAAAAACAGCTCAAGGTGGAATAAACTACTATCCAGATGTTATTTACAATTCATCAAACTACATCTATTGGATGGACCATAATGCTTCAGGTTCAAACTGGGGTAACACAGCCTCAGGAACTACATTTACAGCTGTTACAACTATAAGTGATGTTTCACTACAAAGTGGTGCTGACGGTTCAGTAGCTACAGTAGGTCAGAAACTAACTGCTTACGAAAAGTTTGCAGACGCTGATACAGTTGATGTTGGTCTAATCATGGCCGCTGACGGTGACGCTACACATATCGACAACTTAATTACGATTGCTGAAAATAGAAAAGACGCAGTTGTATTCGCTTCTCCAGAAAGAAGTGATGTTGTAGGTATATCAAACGCAAACACACAAAAAGATAATGTTGTAGGATTCTTTAATGGAATTCGTTCATCATCTTATGTATTGTTTGATAGTGGTTACAAATACTGTTACGACAGATATAATGATGTTTACAGATATGTACCTTTAAACGGTGATATTGCAGGTTTAAGTGCTAGAACTGACCTTGTTGCAGACGCCTGGTATTCACCAGCGGGTCTTAACAGAGGTATTGTTAGAGGCGCAGTAAAACTTGCTTTCAATCCACAAAAATCTCATAGAGATGAATTATACAGAGCTAGAGTAAATCCTGTGGCAACATTCCCAGGACAAGGAACTGTATTATTCGGAGATAAAACTGGATTATCAGCACCTTCAGCATTTGATAGAATAAATGTTCGAAGACTGTTTATCGTTTTAGAGAAGGCAATTGCGACTGCTTCTAAATTCCAACTTTTTGAATTCAATGATGAATTTACAAGAGCGAACTTTAGAAACATTGTAGAGCCTTTCCTAAGAGAAGTACAAGGTAGACGAGGTATCACAGACTTTTTAGTAGTGTGTGATGAAACTAATAACACAGGTGAAGTAATTGATAGAAATGAATTCATAGCAGAGATTTTTGTAAAACCTGCTAGAAGCATTAACTTCATTACTTTACAATTTATCGCAACCAGAACTGGTGTCAGTTTTGATGAAGTTGCAGGTTAA